AGTAGTGGTGCCACCACCGCTAGCAGACCCAAGGTTGGTCCACGTTGTGGCGTCCGTCTTTACGTAGACTCTGGTCTGCCCCGTAGCCGGGGTCATGTTGGAGTCAATGCGGATCTCACCAATACCACCCACAGCGGAACCCGGGATTGAAGTAACCACGGTGGGGTTGGCCTGTGGAAGAACGAACACACGCTTGTCCACGACAGGGCGGACTACATCAGTGTCCCCAATGGCGTAGTACACCACAGCCAGCAGCATTCTGCTGGTGGAATCGAAGTCAGGGAAGCGCGAGTTGGTTGCGCTTTCACCAAAGTTAGAAGTGGTTCCAATCAGTGAGGTAGCACTGATGGTACTGCCAGTCTTATCAATGATAATCAGGATAAACTTGGAGTTACTACTAGCAGACGGACCTGCCCCTAGACTCAGGACAGTGTCCGCAGTGATATTAAAGTATTCTCCATTAAGGTAACCACTTACCGGGGTAACGGTAACAGTGTTAGACGCAGTACGAGACACTACCCCGCCAGAGATGACGCCGGACTTACGATATCCTAGGGTTTGGAAGTCACCCTTGTCAGGCTCTGCCTGATCGGCCTGAATGTCTGTGTCAGGACGGTTGGGAACCGTGAAGGCCATGTCTTACCTCATGCGAGAGTGTCGTAGATGTTTCCGCTCCCACGCAGATAGTTATACAGGTCCTGCGGGAGATCGTAATACTCCCCATCGGCAAAGTCGTAAGGCTGTCCAGCGAAGTACATGCGCCAAGTACCCTTAACCCGAGCACGGTGTGTTTCAGGCTCCACAACGATGGTGTCTTCAACCACCTCTGCGGTATTCTCCGTAGCCGTCTTCTTGGCAGGAGCCTTCTTCGGCTTTGGCTTGGGGGCCTCTTCGACCTCTGCTACTTCGATTTCTTCGACTTCTTCTACTTCAGTTTCTTCTGACATATTAAACTCCGGGCCTTTCCGATGGGTGAACTATAGGTGTAGTGAGGGGAGGGGGCACGTAGACCCCGTCCCCCCACAACACTATACCAAATCGCAACTAGGCGATTGCACCACCAAGTGTGTTGATGATAACTCGTGACTCGTTGGTGATAACACCGAAGCCCCAGATGGCGTACCATGCTAGGCCGTGCTCACGTCCGAAGTCAATCACGCCACCATCGCGCAACTCGACCGGCAAGGCGATGGCCTGACCGAAGGAGTTATCGCCAATCATAATGGCGTTGTAAGCGTTGGCGTTTTCCTGAAGGCCAGCGGTGCCTGCGTCACTGTCCAACCCAGTGAGGGCTGAGAGCGCCGAACCTGTGGCAGTACCATCAAGTCCCTTTGCAACCTGAGTGGTCTCAATGAAGACCACGTCATACAGGCGACCGATTTCACCGAGCATGAAGTTACCGGGTGCGGCGTACTTCGTAACCTCAATGAACTCGGGCCAGTCACGTAGGGAGCGGCTCTGCGACGGGTGAACGAAGCAGACGTAGGTGTCACCCAGTCGCGGAATGTTCTCCGCAGCGAGGGTCTCAACCGCATCCTTGATAGTCGTGGGGGATAGGTACCCCGGTGCAGCAGCCGTACCAATGGTACCGCCATCATATGGCGAAACAGTGGTACGAGCACCTGAAGCCTTGGTACGCCCGAAGGTGATCGACGGAGCAACCGCTGAACCACCACCGAACGGTACACCAGACTTATACAGGGTGTTACGTGCCTCGATATCCATCGACTGGGCCATGTGACGGCCAAGAAGACGGGACGACGACGCCATAACGTCATCGAAAGAAGCGTTGAGGAGCAACTCAGTAACCGAGATAGCCTGACCACGTTCAGAGACCGTGATCTGGATCTGACTAGCCGAGAGTGCTGTGGGCTCCATACGGGTACCCTCAGTCAGTGTCGCACCAGTATTCTGGTCGACTCCGAGGTTGGTGTAACGCATGAAGTTGACGGTGAGACCCGGCATAACGCCAAGTTCCGTCTTCTTTACAGCGAACTGCTCAAAGCGAAGTACAGGCATAGCCTGAAACAAGATTTCCTTGCTCCAGATAGTCTGAATCGCTGGGGTCAGTGCTGTATCTGACGAGTAGCCGGTTAGCGAAGACTGGTCAGCAGCCGTCGTAATCGAACCACCCGAAGGCGCAGGTAGGGCCATTGGGGATTTCCTCCGTTAGGGGACTATGTGTTTATGTTGTTAAAAGCGGCTGTTTGAGGGCCGCGCCTTAAGGAGCCTGTCCCGCATTTGCATATACTGTTCCATCGGCATGTTGCGGATGTCTTCCGCTGACAATGTCTGCTGCTCCGACTGAGTTTCCATTGGCCCAACAGGGGGAGCCGTTACCGGCGACCCCCGCAGCCCGCTTGGTTTAGCGGACTGCTGGATTGATTCCAGTATAGCACTACTGCGATCCTTAAGTATCGCAATAGAGTTTTCGATCTCTTCCTCAGTAGTGCCTGAGGCGAGGTCACGGAGTTCAGGAATGATGAACTCCTCCTCTTCCGTCATGCGTCGTCCAAGGTAGGTTTCTAGTTCACGATACCGTCGTTCCTTCTCCAACATCGCTTCTTGAGAAGCACGCTCCTCTTCGATCTTGGCAATACGGCCTTCCCATTCCGTTTCCACGGTCTTCAACTTCTCATCGAACTCAGTCTCACGCTTGGTGATGAGTTCCTTGGCGCTCAGTTCTTCGTTTTCGCGCATCCTGTTAGCGTCGGACTCGGCCTTGGCAAGCCTTGCAGCCTCAGCCTTGGTCTCTTCGCTCTCGGTAGACAGGGAAGTCAGTTGATCCTCAAGCGTCTTGACTCGTCCGTCAGAGTCCTCAAGTCGCTTATACAACTTGTCCTTTTCCTGCTGCCTAATCTTCTCTACGTCACCCTCTGTGAACGTGCGGGCTGCTGAGGCTTCATCAGTGCCAACAGAAAACGCTGTGTCCACAACTTCGGATGTATCGGTTACCTCCTGAGTAGGGGGTAGTACTACAGTTTCGGTATTCTCGGCCATGACTATTCCTTCTATGGTTTGGCTAATACTGTCTTAAATAGTTGAACTTATTCCTCGTCAGGTGTGGGCATACGACGCTGGGCAAACCTTGCCCCGTATGCTCTCTGTATCAGTTTATCTAACAACATTGGGTCACCGCCGTCAACCATCGTTCCCGGCATCACGGACTCGCCGTCTGCATTGGTGCCCCCACCACCGGCTGGCTCCGCACCTTCTGCGGGGAGCATACCAGTAGCAGCGAATATGGCCTGCTGGATCTGGGCGTCGAACATCTGCAACGTCCCGGCATCCAGAGCATCGTCCATTTGTTCCTCAAACACCTCGCCCATCTTCTCGTTCGGGAACTCTTCCCCGAGTATCTTGAGGGCCCCACGCTTGGACTCAAGTCCAAGTGCCAGTTTAGCCTGAATCTCATTGAGGGAGATCAACACATCCACGGGCAGCGGTTCGGGCCAGTGGCATGTGGTCAAGTAGGTCAGCGGATCGTGCGGGTCCAGTTCAATAGCGTTGTCCTTCTCTGGCATTTCAGAGACAGACGCATCGAAGATCAGCATGTTCGGTTCAAACACTGCGGCTGTGCGAATAATGATCTCGTTTACTCGCTCCAGCCCCTTGGTGAAATGGGCCTTCTTCATCTTGTAGCGGTTCATCATTGGCTGATACTGGATAGCCAATGCAACGCCACTGGTATTGGAAATGGGCTGGGTCTGCCCTAGCGCTGTTTCCGGCACGCCAGTTATTTCGTGCATCGCGCGCTTGATGTGTTGGATGTACTCCAACGCCCCCGACATCTCACCTCGTGATTCAAGGTTGAAGACGTTGCTATCCTTAGGCAGCCCAGCCCAAACCTTCTTGGGACCTCTTTCCAACTGACTCGCCTTGGCTCCGGTGATGATGGTTACCGGGGCGGCGTGGTAGTTGATGATGTCTGACACCTCAGCCATCTTCTCGTTCAACTCTCGGTTGAGCGGAATGATGTCCCAGATGTCACTCTGTCCCCACGGGGACGAGGAAATGGTCGTGTTGGGGATGTGGACGATTGGGATGTGCCCGATGGCGTTGGGATAGGTGTCCACCAACTCATCGTTGATGTACTGCTCCACTGTATCATCAGTGATTATTTCAGTGAAGGTGTACACCTGACGAGTGCCCTCTGAGGCCGTGCCCCAGAACCGGTACTTCAACTTGAACCGAAGAAGCCTAGTCCTGTCATGGGGGTGGTATTCAGGGAAGCAGTGTGCTGGGTTGAGGGGAAGAACGCGAATCTTACCCGGGATTGGGATGCCAATGGGGTCCACGTAGGGCTCTTCATAAGCAACCTTAACGAAGCAGTCTCCGGTGACGGAAGCCAACTGGCCCATCTCCCACAGGACGTGTTCCTTATTATTATGCTGCTCCCACACCTTGTTAAGCAGGTGCGGGATAATGGCGTTGTTCTGCTCCGGGGTGCGGAACTGGATGCCATTACCAAAGCAGAAGTTCGTAATGTAGTCCGACATTGTGCGGACGTAGTTCAGATAGAACTGGGACTCACCGAACTCTCGTCGGTATGCCCAGTGATGTCCGAGGTACCACGCCCACGCTGCCGAGTAACGGTTCAGACGTGGTCCGTGGACCTCAAACTCCTCGTCGGCTAGTTCAACTAACCCGAGGGGGGAGATAGCAACGGTTAGATCGCTGGCCGACGCACGATAAGATGGTGACCAAAAATCAACAGCCATGTATCACACCCGGGGATCGTCTACTTGGTATCAGTATACACGATAACGTCAGGCGGCATACCGATAGTAGTTAGTCAACAAGAGAAGCGGTACCCTTGGTGCCAATCTTGGCAGCAAACGCACTCTTCAAAACCGACAGCGCTGCGGCTACACCAGCGCTGAGAATCATTTTCCAGTTGTCGACACCTAGGTCGAGGACGCTGTTAGTGCCAACGGCACCAATAGCGGCCTGCCCAAAGGTGGCAGCAACTCGCTCAAGTAAATCCTTATTGAACATGAAAGACATTCCTTTGTAGGGAATAGGGAACCACACCACATCAGGTGCTTGGGCCCATTATAGCCCACGAACCTTCTACAGATTTGTATATTCACGTCCTCTATACATTGCCCAACCATCCCGTATCGTCACCATCTCTAGGTTGAACCTGCCGTCGCCTTCCTCGTACTGCACCACACAGAGACCCTGCTGCCAGTTCTCATGCCGCCTCAAGGGCCTACCATCGAGGTCAGTGCCACCCTTTGTGGAAGGTACAGCCCCGTCGATGCGAGCCAAGCAGCCGGGGGACGCTGCAACGACAGTCCTAGGACCATCGTAGTCTTCCCTAGTCATCTCAGCCCATTCGCGCCTATGTATATGTCCGTATAAAACAGAGACCTTCTCACGGTTCAGATAAGCATGGGCGGTACTGCCATTAGACCTCACCATGTCGCCGTGGATGACCTTGATGTGCTCATTTATCCACACACAGGAAGCGGGGTACCCAGCAAGGTACTCAATGTTGAAGTCATCCAACCTGCACAGGCTGGGCACACTTAGAACCGGCCAACTTTCTGGGCGAGCGCCAACACGTATACCGAAGGCTGCGGCTGCATTGTCCAACATGAAGTTGGTCAGTCTTTCCTCGTGATTGCCCGCCAACCACTTGATCTCAGCATGGGGAGCAGCAGCCCTCAACTGGGCGCAAATCTCTGTGGCCCGGTCCACCGCTGCTTGGGTGGTCTGCTGGAAGGCTGGAGACAAACGGTACTTGCCCAACTCGGGGAGGTCCAAATTGTCCCCAACCAACACCAGCAACTCAGGTTTGATGTCGGAGACCATCGCCACAGCCAACGCTATGGCCCCCTCGTCGTGAGTTCCCTCCAGTACCCCATCCTTGTTTCGGAAGTACCCGATCTGCATGTCGGGGAGAACCACACAGGTCTTTAGCGATGCCTTCGATTTGGTGGCAGAACTCTTGGGAAGTTTAACTGCTGGGCCGGGTTGGATGACCGGCCACTCCGGTCCCGTTTCCCACGCCGGAGAAATCTGGATACCAACCAAGTCGTGAATCTGTGCTTCACCCTCTGAGTCCTTCGTTAAAGATTGATAAAGGGACACCTTCTTGATGTCCCCTATGCTTTCCAAGTCTATGTCATGGCGCTCCAATAAAGCAGCCAGTTTACCAATGGCGTGCTTGGGGGGGCCCTTGTCTAGTTTGCTGGACAACTCGCTCAGGTTACTCATTTGGCGTCTCCTCAGATAGGCAACTGCATACGTCACGGATGTGTCGTTGTACTGTCGCAGAAGAAATAGGGTGACCCTGAGAGGTCAACACATTCGCCAGCCACGCTGACGAGTAGACCTTACGCTGGCCGTTGTTGTCGTCGCCTCGCACACGCTCCAAGGCCCGATCCAAAGCGTTCTGCTCTTCCTCTGCCAACCCGGAACGCACACGGGAGTACAGGCACTTACGATGTATTGGATCTCGTAAGGGGGTCTCTAGCGCTTCGACTAGAGTTACTGGTAGTACATCGCTCGACACAGCACCTACTCCTTCTGCTACCACTCATGGTACACGACATGACTGCCTCATGTGGGCACGTCACTTCTTTGCTGCTGGTTTCCTCCGTGGAGGCTTCTCCTTCACATGCCAATCTAGATGATCGGTGAGCCTTTCACCATTACTGTCCACAGACACCTTAACATCTGCGATGGACTTCACGAGACCTTTCAACCGGTTGGCTACGTCAGCGTGGTCTCTCTGGTTCTCGTACCGAAAGCGACGCAGGAATATACCAAGGACCCCGAAGGAGCCTGTGACCAACGCCGCTACGATAATACCCCACGCCTCAGTCATGCTAGAGTAACGCTATGGACATCACGTTGACCGAAGAAGAGTTCCTAGACATCTATGCCACCTTCCGAGTTCACTACGAGGAGGGACTCGGTGTTGACACCGACGATGCAGAGACCATACGTAACCTGATGATACTTGAGAACAGAGCATGGGATACGGTACAAGCAGTTCACAAGCGGCATTATAGCGAATCCCACTGTTCCAACTGTTGAGTCTCCGCTAGGTGCTCCATGAATGTCTTTCCCATGTTTCTGTCGCCCTTCAACCTCTTGTACGTGCCCCATACCTGTGCCTGAGCAACATTCGGGAGAACACCTCTTGAGGTTCCTAGGTCCGTGTACATCCGCTGTAGGTTATTGTACCTACGGTTGCGTGTATCAATACCACGCTCTTCACCAGAGATACTCCACCCGGTAGGGGCGTCGTGAGCGTGGCGGTCAATAGTAACCACGGAGGGATCGTCTGGGAACTCCAAGTTGTGGTGGAAATCCGGTGTCTTAGGACCTCCCTTGGATACAGGCTGACTAGGATCATCCAACCACTTGCGTGTCCTATCCAACCTAACGCCACTGCCGACACGGGGAGTTAAGTTCTCCCCTGTAGTGGCTATGTGATGAGCCTCTACTAGGTTCTCGTCCCAGCCAGTCATAGGGCTTTGTATGGCTATGATGCCAGCGCCTATGTGGACAGCCTCGTTCCTATTTGCCCCGGCTAACAGACCGATACGCCGAGCGTGTTCATGTCCCGACGGGTACCATTCCTCCCCAGCACGTACCTCAGCAGGGGTGGACATATCCATAATGTTAGAGAGGTTGCGCTCCATAACATTGAACTGCATCGTCTGGATACGACGCTCTGGGGGAGTTCTCGCTATTGATCCACCGGGGGTTAGGCCCCCTGCCCAAGCAGGTAGTTTCTCTAGGCCCTCAATACGACGAACGGGTCTAAGTGGGCCAGCCATCTCAGGGTGAGTGGTGGTTCTTAATCGTGAACGCGAGTGGCGTTAGGCCGATTCATGTGTGCGCCAGAGTTGTAGGAACGCTCAAACTGTGGCATACCATCTCCAGCCACGACTCCCTGAACGAACTCTCCAAGCACAGACGGGGCCTCAATCCATGAAGCGGAGCCAACGTGGGCACGCTCCTGCATTGTGACTTCGGCTGGCTTGTAGAACATAGCCGGGTTGTTGTGGGTCGGGCGACCCGGAACCGATGAGGTGTCGACGTACGAGCCGATAGCGAAGTCGTTAGGGACATCAGTATCAGTCGCAATACCTTCCTCAAACCGAAGAGAGCCGCGCTGGCCGGGAATGTCCGGGCCCATCGAGCGCTCAAAGACGTTGCCCGCAACCTCAGGAAAGAGGGGTGCTGGTGCAACTGTTGGGTTCATTACGTTCGCCATTGAATCCTCCGAGGATTACGGATAGGTACCTTGCTATATGATACCACTAAACAAAGAACGGATTCTCCGCCACTGTCACCGTGGGCATAATGTCGTGAACCGACATGGCGCAAGCCAAGGCCAGACTGTCGGGGTAATCATCGAAAGCACCCCTCTCGTCAGGGGCCTCAGCCAGCAAGTATGGTCCTCGATTGACGCGCTCTAGATCCAGCATCTGTTGATTAAACTTCTTCCAACGCCTAGTTCTCTTGGCCTTGGAGTGCCCCGGGATAACCAACTGGTTCCGCTGTATCAACTCCGTGAGGTGTACCCAACGCTCGTTCTGTGCCTTGGCATCAGATGAGATAGACAGGACTTCAATGTCTGGTAGCAGTAGTGCCAAGCGTTCCGCTACTGCCCCACCCACTCCCTGTGCGTCGATACCCACTCTCAGTACTTCATAGTTTCGTACGAAGTCAACGATTTTAAAGTACTGGGACTCCCAATCGGTGTCATGCAGTTCCAGCCAGTTCAGGACCCGGTGCTCAAAGAACCCCAACCCGTCTGGATGGTCCCAGTCCACCCACACCGCAGTAGCGACGGTAGAGTCGTTGCTCCTAGCCACGTCGATACCCATGACAATGGGAGTCCTCCACCACTCGGGAACCAACGGCATAGACGGATCGTACAGCCTGCCCAAACGGTCCTCGGTGACGAACATGCCCTTCTCAAGCATCCAGTGGTTGAGGTAGGACATGCGAAACTCATCGGAGTCCTCCCCGATACGCACCTTCTCCTTGCTGATGAACCGACCATAGTTATCGTTGTACTTAGCGGCAGTACGCCAGTCGTACTCAAAGTGCGACTGCCTTTGCCCCCGTTTCTTGTTGATGTCCCGACGTTTATTAAACTGAATCATCTTGTAGAAGTAAGACTTGTTACGAGTAGCCGTACCAGTTAGAGCAATGGTGCCGTTGTTGAACGCCAGCATGGGCTTGATTGACTTGGTAACCACATACTCGTCGGCCTCCTGAGCCTCGTCCACAATGGCGAAGTGGTACGTCTTGGACTCAATCTTGGCCTTAGGGTTACACGTCTGCATACGGCAGAGCGACCCAGAGTTCTTCAAGGATACAATCTTGCCCTTACCTCTGGCCCCACCAGACGCTGCCCGGTCGTCAATCTCAGGGTCCAGTAGGAACTCTAGAGCATGATCGCTGGTCAGGCGGGTAACTATGCGGCTAAACACCGTGTCAGCCTGATCCTCAGTGGGGGCAAACACCCCACACCACAGACCCTTGCTGAACTTACTCAGCCACAGGGGGTACACCTTAGACAACTTAGGAAGAATAACCATCAGGGAAGCAATGACGTTTGACAGTACCTCCGACTTACCACTCTGCCGAGTGGCTATCAGGGTCAGTTCCTCACCGTCTCCAATGACAATGGATTCAATGAACCTATAGGCAATCGGTACCTGATAGGGAAAGAACTCTACGTCACAGAACTCTTCTGTAAATATAACTAGTTTCTTGCACAGTACGTCTACAAACTCAGCCGACGCCTCATCCAGTTCAATCTCCAGATCAGCGATAGAGTCAATGGCATCGTCTTCCTCTACCTCTGACTCTGGCTCTAGGAGGTCGGTACTCACTCTTCCCTCTCCGACAACTCATCCCACATTGTGGCAAGCATATCCAGTCTGGTTGATACTTCGTCTGCCCCACGAGCGTGATGACGCCACTGATCGTATGCCTGCCCCAAGTGCATAATCTCTAGGTCCATCCAGTCCTTCAGTTCCGAGGTAGACAACTTGGTGACCCGGGACGGTCGTTCCAAGGTGCGGACTGCGTGCTCCTGCTCTCCTTGCCAGAACTTCAGTGCCATGAGCCTATCTCCTTTGGTTTCCCCGGAAGTCGTCGGCCAACCAATGAATGCAGTAGACCTTCTTCCACTGTGTAGTGTTCCGATGGTTTACAAATACCTATTTGGAATGTCCGGTACGGGACCACAACCTGCATCCCACGACCAGTCCTCCACGGGTAGTCTGTTTCCCTCATAAAGGACATCTGTAGACCTAACTTCTTGACAGTCGTCTGGCGTGTGAGCCAATACACAGGCCCCACGCCCTGTACCAGATCCAACGTGTCCCGTAAAACTAACCACCAACTAAGCATAGCACCCGACAGACCGGCTATTAACCACCACGAGTGTAGGACTGGCAGCAGAGGCAGCAGTACAAGTCCGATAACTAGTGGGCTGTATCCTAGTACTTTACTTGTAGGAGTCATACCAAGTGAACACGAGTAGTATGCCTAGAAGAGCCATGGCCCCTAAAGAAGCCCAGTACAACATCAGAAGTCCGAGAAGTATGGCATGTCTTTAGATTTGGCCTCGTGGTAGCCAATGCCATTCAGGGTGGAGTTGATGAACTTGCCCTTTGATGTTCCGGGGGAATGAAAGTTTAAGTATGTGTGGTACGGGACGTTTGGGTACACGTATTCTCTCTTGCGATTACCCTGCTTGATAAACCTAACGCACAGGTTACCCACACCGCTGTCGAACTCATCTTCGTTGTCAGGTACATACTTGTAAGCGTCTACACGGGTGCTGGCTGGGTACTCGACCTCAAACCGAGAGCCCTCCTCACGCTGTGCATTAAGAGATTTGGTGCTTCCCAGAGTGCCAGACTGTCCAGAACTTTGGTTATCTGCCAGATCGTCAAGGGACTCTCTGGACCTATCCGGCGTCGGCGTCGGCATCGTCTGTGGACTCCTCGTCCTGTGGCCCAGACAAAGCGGCACGAAGTTCAGTCACCATCGCTGCCAGCACGACGTTCTCGCCCTGCATAGCGTTCAGCCGGTTCTGAAGTTCGTTGATTACCGTCTGGGGGTTGAGTTGAATGTTGTCTGCGTCCACTGGTGCTCCTTGGTTTGTACAGGTGAATACCCCTATAGTGTAGCACCGGGAATGATACACTATTTATATGCCCCCCGAAGCACACAACATTCCACATGACCCAAACACCTGTCCCCGGTGCGGTGGGGGCGTGCCAAATGAAGAGATGAGGGGACAGTACCCCGGTGCATTGAGCCGCACGGACAACGTGACCGAGGTCTGCTCCAACTGTGGAACCATGGAAGCCATGGCACAGATTGGTGGGGTGCTGGAATCACAAGCCGACTGGCCGCTAGAGGGCGGGCCTACACGCAATCTGCAAGACATACTTAGTGACCAAGCGTCGACTCCATTCCCGTCCGGTGTGGATGACCTTGGAGATGGAAGGTTCCTGATTAGACGGGGCCATGAGGACCCCGATGCTGGACCGAGGCTGTCGAACATGGGCCCGGGCAGTTTGGCCTTCCTCCGCGACGGCAATACCATGGGAGGCAGGGACCCGGGTCCGACCGGTCCTGACATGAACCGCCAAGGTCCTGACTACTCACAGCCTGATCCCTTCGACACCTCAGATCCAGCGGAGGCTGCCCAATCCGAGAGCATCGCAGAGACAGAACAGTTGTTCTCCCAGTGGGATGAAGAGCGAGACCGCAGGCGCAGATGGCTCGACGGTAGGGACAGATAACTTTAGTCGACCTCGATGTAGATACACTCTCCGGGGCACTCATCTGCCGATTCAATCACGGCTTCTAAATGCTCCTCAGGGACATCAGCCAAACCCGTAGCCATCTGGTAGACGGGCTCGCCCTTGGCTGCTCCGTCAGGTCCGTACATGGTCGGCCACCCAACTTCTTTGACGTAGGCCAACCCGTCGACGTGCATCTCAAAGATGTCCGGGCAAATCTCAGCACACAACCCATCACCGGTACACAGGTCTTGGTCGATCCAAACTTTCATCATTCAACCTCTTCAATGG